TTGACCTGTCGAATCCCAACCAAAGGCATTATCATGTTGACCAAATTTAGATCCTTCTTTAGGTCGGCCTCCAACATCGTTGTCCTCCACTTCATCAGATGACATATGTATTGATGCTAAATCGTGCGGTGTGCCATATGATATGCCGGTGATTGATGGATCATTTCCTTCTTGTTCAATTTGATTTTGTCGAAATCTTAATTTAAGATCTTCTACAACATTAGTTCTTTCTTGTAACCATTGTTCTTCTGACATATTAAATATGTATTCATAAATATATTTATCAGAAACTAATTTACTATCTTTCATACTAGTAGCCAATGTTATTTTTTCAGTCATTAATGCTACTTTTTGTTGATCATAAATTATAGATGGTGGTGTTAATTCTAATTCAAATCCAACTAAATCTTCTCCTTCAAATCCTTGTGTATATAAATGAACTATTGCAATTTTTGTTAGTTCAGATATCATAATTTTTTGCAATCTTTCTATTGTTCTCGCAAATCTAATATCCATTGATGCTAATGTAGTTTTTCCTTCTACGCCTTCATCAAATCCTAAAAATGGTTTTGGGATCTTTAAAGCAGCCATCATTTTATGTTTAACATAATCAATATCTTCTATACCAGTAAATGTCATTCCTGGTAATGTGTCTATAGATGTTGATGATTGTCCTCCTCGAACTGGTAAATAATAATCTTCTAACATATTATTAATGTTAAATTTTAAATTATAATTTCCAGTATTTTCGTCAATATGTGGAATTTTTTTCATTTTATTGATAACTTGTTCCATATATGTATCAACCTCATTAGGAGGAATATTACCAATATCTATTTTAAAAATACGTTTTTCTGGGGCACGCATTATTCTATGTATTAACATTGCATCTTCTAGCATCATTAATTTTTGAAACTCTTTTCTAGCTCCTTCTAACATGCTTCGACCATATGGTAAAAAATTTGAATCTGACAACATTCTGAAATGTGCTATTTCGTAAACTTCATAACCATTTTTAACACTTGATGCGTGTCTAAATTTTATATTATATTCTCCAGTTTCTTCATTATATTCTTCAACCCGCTCTACTTCATAACTAGAAAATGGACGTACGTTAACAACTCCTAACTCTTCTGCAATATCTAATTTTAAAAAAAAATCTCCATATTTTGCCATATTTCTAATCCATGGCCACAAATTAAAATCAATATTTAAAACATCGTTAAATAAATTTTGTAGAATTTTTTGAATATTTGTTTTATTTGATTTAATAGATAATGTTTCTCCAAATTGATTAGCTAATGTAGATTCATCTGAATATATGTCTAATGCTGAACTGATTATTGGATCTTTATCCATCATTTCATAATCTACATATAATTGTATACGATTTTGATTTGCATAATAATTTGAATCATATCCTCCATGACCACCACCAGTTCGATATCTATTCGATCCGTGAAGTCTAGTATATCTGTCTGCTATTTTTGTTTGATTTATATTACCAACAGATTGTAATCTATTTGTATCAACTACTCGTACTTTATTTTTACCATATGATCGTACGATGACATTGGTACTAAATAAATTTCGTAAACGTTTTCTTAATGACGCCATTATAATAATTATTTTTTAATAAATATAACTAACTACAGAAGCCAGGTTAAATTTTCATCATTTGCCCCGTTATTCCATTTCCACCCCGTGTTAGCTGCATTTGATTTTCCTGTATATATAACTGAATCTGATTTTTGTAATCGACTTATTGCCCTTTTATTCAAATCAATTCCCTGTTGTCTTAATTTTAATGATGTGTCTCGTAACCAAAGTCCAATTGCAAAACTCATTACTAAATCATCATTATATCCTATTTGTGCTTGAGCTTTTCCATTGAGCCAAACAAATACAAATAATTCTTGTATTAATCTTTTACTACGAATTATTGGTGTTTTTTCTCTCATATACATTTCTAAGGCAGATATCATTAATGGTCTAGTTCTACTTGTTGTAGAAACACCAGGAACCATTTTTGTTTTATCTTTGATATCATATCCTTTTTTAAGATGTATTTCTAAATCTACATATCCATCATCTTTATATGTATAAAATAAATTTTCATAGTTTCTATCTAATGCAGGTTGAATTGCTGCCCAACCAATATTTGCATTTTCAATTGCTAATAATGCATTGTTCCATTCTGTAGCAACTGTTACTAGCATGTTTCCAAAATCTTTTGGAGGTAATTTACCTTTATATTCTGCTACTTGTTTTATTGTTTCAATTTCTATAACATGAAATGTAGACCAATCTGCACCATCACCACGAGCTACGTCTGCTACTACAACATAATTTTGACTATAATCTGGATATTCCCATATCCAATATGCATTATCATAACCACGTTTTTCTACAGGTTCTATACAACTATCTTCATATTCTTGTAAACACTTACCCTCCACTACAGTATGTCCGGAGCTTACAAAATCACAATCACATTCTTGAGCTGCCCCCCTTTCTCCTAATAAATGTGTTTGTCGGGTTCTCCATTCTTGATCTCGTTCTGGATGAGCTGTCCAATGTAGTTTTATATTGTGCCATTCTGTATTTGAATTTGTTTCGCTATCTACCCACGTTTTATGAAACCAATTTCCTATACCATTTGGGGTTGAAAGAACAATAGCAGATCCACCTGTTGATAATGTTGCTTGAGATGCTATCCATATTTCTTCTACGTTTCGAATAAATGCGGCTTCGTCGACTATTAATAATGATAATGCTTCTGAACGAGCTCCTGTAGTAGCAGAAGAAACTGCTTTTATTTGCGATCCATTTTTAAATTTTAGTGATAATTTATTATCTGCTTCAATATTACCTTTTAGCCAACTAGGTAAATTATCGTGCATTATTCTAACTTTAGTTACTAAGTTTTTAGCTACTTCTTGTGTAGTTGCAATAACTAATGTGTTAAAATCTTCTTTGAATAACATACACCATAAAGCATACCCCGCAGTTAATGTTGAGATACCCAACTGTCTAGATTTTAAAATTACATTGTAACGATTATCTTTTAATTCATCTAATGATGTTTCTTGAAATTTATATAAATTAAATTTTATCTTACCTCGTTTTGGATGTTGTATATAACAATATTGTTTCATAAAAAATATAGGATCGGCAGCACATGTAGAGTATTGCTGTCGAATTAAATCTTTTATGTTTGGCTTGTCAGACATATTATTTTACAGCTTGTATAATAAAAATGCTTGTTACTGCAGACGTTAATATTCCAGTACTAAACCATAGTAATTTATTATCATGCCATTTTGGTTCAAGTCTTTTTTGTCTTTCAACATATAAATCTATATTAGTTTTTAAAAAATTTATTTGTTGTTGTTTGTATTCAAGTTGTAATGAATCTAATTTACTTATATGTTCTAAATCTTCAATTAATGATGATTGTTGTAAAAATAATTGATTATTTACTGAATCTATATAATATAATGAATCTAATGTTTCAGATATTTGATGAATTTCTTTTTCTGTAAAACATGTATCTATTTGTGCAAATGAAAAATTATATGTACTAATAAATAATATGTAGATTAACCATTTCATTTTTTCTTTGTTTTAGATAAAATATTTTTCTTTGCGGCAGATGTTGTTCTTTTTTTAGTTACATGTTTTTTTGTTTTTTGTTGAGTAGTTTTTTTAATTTGTTTCTTTTTTGCTACTACTTTCTTTTTAGCCGTTGTTTTTTGTCTGTTTACTTCTTCAATTTTTCCTTCTAATTTTTCTACAGATTTTTCGTTTTCTTTAATTTTATTATCAATTTTTTTAATAGTTTTTCTTTTACGTATTTTATTTAATGTAAAAATACTCAATAAAATTACTATAAATCCTAATAAATATTTCCAATATTTTTTAAGAGTTTTTGTTATCTTATTTATCATCACTTTGATCTTTTAATTTATTATATGAAATTTTATCCACTTTGGAAAGTTTTTCTTCTAAATTGTTTAAAAATTTTATTTTGAATTCATCAAATTGTTTTTGTACAGTATCTTCAAATTGTTCTGGTGTCATTTTTGCATGCCATGTTTCGACAGCCCCATCTGCATTTTGTACATATTCAGAAGTTTTTGTATATGTGTCTTTTAACATTTTCACGTCTTTTTCTGCTCTTTTTAACCAAGCTTCTGCATTATTACGAATTCGTTTTCGTTCATACTCCTCAAATTTTCCTTGTTTGCGAAGTTTATGTTCCATTTTTACCACACAGTCAAAACACATTCCGTGTAATACTCTCATTTTTTTATCTAAATGTGTTGGTTTTGTACATGTACAATCTTTTTGACAATTTGGAAATGATTCTAAATAATCTTGTACTTCTTGTTTTATAGAATTTTTTGGTTTTTTAACACGAAATCCTTCTTTTTGTTCAATTTCGTATATGGTGCCATTTATTGTTTCTTCCCATTTATCGCCAATATTATGTTTTTCATGTATATTTCCGGTATACATTCCTACAGTATTTTTTGTTTGTCTCCAATGAGTTCCGTCTATCATTTGTTTGATAGCTTTGATATTTTGTAACTTTTTTGCCATGAACTTAAATTTAAGTTATTATGAATTTTCTGTTTCTTCTGATCCTAAAAATCTAATTAAACTTCTTAAATGTCTGTTTAATTGTCTTTTAGCAATATTTTTATCAGCTGGATCTAATTTTGATAATACATTTGCTAAAGGTTTAATTGCTCTATCAATAGTTTTAGATGTACCTTTTGTTCCTGTTAAATAGCTTTGCCATTTATCTTGTATATTTATCGAAACATCTTCAGCTGAGTCTTCTGCTGCTGGTTCTTCTGCTGCTGGAGCTGGTGCTGGAGCCGCTGGAGCTTCTGCTGCTGGAGCTTCAGTCGGATCTTCTCCACCCTCCTCTTCACCTTCTTGTTCTTTTACAATAGAATCTTTTAATTGTTCTTTTTCTTTTTTGTCTGCCGCAGCTTTTTTCATTGGCTCTTTTTTATCG